CAATCTCCGTTACCGGAGATCTCAGAGAGTCCAGCGCTTCATACCAGCGGCGGGGTAGTAAGAGCCTGACCAGGCTCGTACAAACGGTATCGCTAGCCGATGACAGGTCAATAGTGCAGAAATCTCCATTAAACGACGCGAGTCGTGCCATCTCACGATGGTGGAACTGCCCATTAATCAAGTCGAAACCCACCCTATTCAACCTTTGACTCAACTGGAGGCCAAGGCCTCGTTGATAAAAGGAATTCAAAGACGGTTCCTTGCAACAACCGCGTAAAGAAGTTGCACTTTTAGGTACAGTAAAGAAGGAGTTACCCTTACAGTATAGCACCCTACCGGCATCGTCAAGGCTCTGCAAACAAGCAGAGAACCAGGCTGAGTCTTTCCAAGACTCGACCCAGTCTTGACCTTGAGGGGTCAACGTGGGAAGCGAGGACATTTTGTCGGCAACGGTACAGTTCCGACTAGAATCGCTCATAGTAGCACCAGGCCCGAAGCGCCCCTCAACGGGGAACTTAGGACCCGCACCAATCCAGTGCCTGATCTTTTTCCTCACCGCGACAACGAAGTCGTGGAGAGCCTCTGGTTCTGACGCATCAAAGCGGAAGAATAGGGGATCAAGTCTTAGATTAGTACGATGACAGGCTTTCTCGGAGTCGTAAAACCCCTTGATAGCTTTTACCTCGAGGTCGATTGTGGACGGCAAACTTCTGCATTTACGGAGAAACTCCGTAGCAACATTGTCTGCCCAAAAGACTTCAGGGTCGTCATAATGCATAGGATCGACAGTTAAAGCTACTATCTGGTCCCACTCGCCATGTCTATACAATATTGCTATTGATAAACTGCGAGCGCTCGAGAGTCCTTCCATCAGGTTAAGGACTAGATCTGCCCAATCAGGAGCCGAGATCTCTGTGGTCATGGTGTTCCCCCGCCTGTCCTAGGTGGGGGCGTAACCGGTGTTCAGCACTGAGCGAATCAGAGCACTGACCAACAGGTTTCCGAACTGGGCGGCCTGCTCATCTATCGTCGACTGGGACATGTCCTTATCGAAAGTAAATGAGAAATCAGCCACCCCTGTCCGATACACCGACGTGACCGTAGTGGTCGAGTCCGTTGCGGTCATTGGTTGCTTGAACTGCCCACGAACAATGCGTTTTTTACCATCCTTGCTATCAGTCGAGGAAACGCGCAATTCGCCACGTGCAGCCGGCATAGTGCCGCCCGCAGTAGACCAAATCGCTTGAACGTTATTCCCCGAAGAGGGAGCGCGGGCGGTATACGTCACATCTGTGGTGCCGTTCGATGCTTTAACAATGATATCTGCCATATTCGGCATAACTAACTCCTAAGGAAATATTCACTAGACTTTCAACTTTTAAAGAAGAAGACTAATGGCGGCTAACCCCCTACGGGGTAATAAATGCCACGGTTTACGGATAGCGAATATGGGGCCCTGGATTCCGAGCCTTCTACTCACGACTGTACACGAGGTAACGCCCTGACCCGGGAGGGTCGGATGGGTATAAGTCCACGTGCGGTACACTTTTGACATGAAAGTGGTGAAGCCTCTTGAGATAGAGAGTCCAGCAAAGTCAGTCCAGGCAGTGAGAACCTGCTGCAGATTGAAAAACCAGTCAAATACAAACGAGTATCTAACCAAATCCAACGCTGCAGCTGCCGGGTTTAACAGACCCAGCTGGTTTGCCAGATAAAGATTGGGGTTAGCAATCGATACTTGACACCCCATACGACAGACAACAAACCCTCCATCATAGTAAGACTCCTTATCGAAGTCAGAACCTGTTTTGGATACAGCTACTTTCTGGCGTGATGTTACCACCACGTCCTTGAGCGGCTGCTGAAGCAAGTTTATTGTACTGTAAATATCACTGTACATGGGCGCGAGTCCAAAGTGAAATTGGAGATAGTTGTTGGCGAAATCTTTCGATCTCTTCCTTAAACCACCTGCCGCGATAACGCGCTGCCCCTTCTTGATCAGCTGTTGATTCTCACCAACTAACCAATACAGAGCTTTAGTCCATTGATACTTTCGCAAAGCAGACGTAAAAC